CGGCGTTGCACCATTCAGCCAGCGCAGCCGCACCTTGTAGAGCGCATTGGGATCGGGGATCTGCTGATGCCGGCGATAGGAATTGGCCCGGCCCGTGGTGGCATCCAAAGCGCCACCATGAAACCAGGCCTCATCAGCAAAGGCCTCGATCTCATAAATCCCGTTGCTCGCGGTCGAGGGAAAGGTCGAAACCGCCGAGGAAAGCCGCGCGAGACCCCCGTTCTGTACCTCATACTTCGCCTGGGCAGGGTTGGTGCCATCAAACAGCAAGGCCGCCGCATGCAGCCCATCGGGCAGACCGGTTTCGCGATTCACGCTCACGGCCTCAACCAGAAAACCCTGATTGGCGATCCGCTGAGACAGCGTCACGGCGATCGAGAGGCGAAAGGGGATGGTGAAAACCTCGGTGCTGAGCAGCCAGGTTTCCGCATTCGCCGCGATGCCGCTGGCCATGGTCAGCACGCCGCCGGCGACACCAAGGTGGGCACCGCTGCCGATCTGCTGCGTCCATTTTCCGGGATTGACCTCGCTGCCGTTGAAGCTGTCGCGCCATTTCTTTTGGACGCTCTTTACCTTGAGCATGTCCTCAATGGGATCATAGCCGGCTGCGGTCATGGTGCTGCTCCCGCTGTGGTTTCTGGGCGTGGCGGCGCTGCGGCGCCGGTTGCGGCGATTTCCACCGCCGCCATTTGCGCCGCGTCCTGCGCACCACCGGATTTGGCGACGCGCCTCGGATCGGTATCAAGCGAGATACCCGCAGCATCGAGGGCGGCATTGGCTTCGCGGATCATCTCGACCGCCGAGCGGAAATCATAGCCAAAGGCGCCGGCAGCTTCCGGCTGCGGCACAAAGCCGGCGCGGACCTGGGCGATCAAAGCGGTGGTGTCCTTCAGCGGATCAATCATCTCATGCGCTGGCGGCACATGCGCGACACCCTTGGGCATCGCATCCGCCCAAAGCCCAAGCAGCGCGCCTTGCGCGTGAAAGCGCTCGGCAATCGGGCGCACCAGCATGGGGATCAGCATGCCGTATTGCATCTGCTCGCAGAGCCGGCGGAATTCGATCTTGCCGGCGCGGAGGCTCGAGTAATTCGCCTGGGTCAGATCGCCGGAGACCTGGTCATAAGTGAGGCCCGCACCGACAGCAGCGGCTTCAAGTGAGCGTCGCGCGAAGGCGGTATGCGATCCTCCGCCCGAGGGGTTCACCACACTTACGTCACCCTGGCCACGCCGGTAGAGGATCATCCCAGGCTCAAAGCTTTCCACCGCGCGGCCTTGCGCGTCGCGCAGCAGGCCAGGATTGGCGTCGCTTGGTTTGGTCAGGGTTTCCTCACCATCATCAGTGACCACCGCAGCGAGGCAGGCTTCGATCTTGGCCTTCATCAGCAGCGCGGCTTCGTAATCGCCAAGATCACGCAACCGGAGCAGCACGGGCGCAAGCCAGGAGACATCGCGTAATTGCCCAGGCCGCCGCTTGCGGAACACATGCAGCACATCGCGCGCGGGGATGAAATTGCTGGCAAGCCGCGCGCCGGGCAGCATCCAGGCGCCGGGATGGGTTGGGAATAGCCAGTAGCCAATCGGCTCGCCCGTCGATCCAAGCGCGATGCCCTGGATGGTTGGCACGCCATTCACCACGCCGTTGCGCGACGTATCCAGATGATCGCTTTCCAGCACCTGCAAGCTGAGGCCGATGGGGTTCCGCGGCGATGTCGGCACGGTCAGCAGCCGAATGAAGCATTCACCGCTTTCGACGACCGCACGCATGGCCAGCGCCTGCAGGCCATAGAGATCGAGCTTGTCCTCGGCATCACAGGCAGTGCTATCCGCCCAGGACTGCCAGGCGTTGCGATGCGCGGTTTCAGGCCAGCGCGTCGTGATACCCGCACCGACCGCGTTGCCGGTCCAGAGATCCACGATGCGCGCGGCATAGGGGTCATTCCGCACCGCATCGCGCGCGCGGCGTGCAACGCTGGCGGCGGCCATGCCGACCTCGCCATTCGCGCTGCCGCCCGAGGGCGACCAGGTCGAGGCACGATTCTCCTGCGCGGCCGCGTAACCCCTGAGAGCGTTCCAGGCAGCGCGCAGGTGAAGCTTCATTCGGCGGGAGCCTCAGTCATGGCATCAAGCAGCGCGCCGGCGGCCTCGGCGATTGCGCCATGGCAGGCCGCGCGATCCGCCGCGACCCAGGCGAGCGCGAGGCTGGCGGCTTCGGGAGGCGAGAGTTCCTTCTCCCAGGCGATCTGGCGCAGTCGGGCGAAGGCGCGGAAGGCCTCCTCCGGCACACCAAGCGCTGCTGCCAGCGTGGCGGGTTGCCAATGCGTCTGTTGCATCATGCGTTCCTTGTGAAACTGGCGAGTGTCACGCCCGGCCGCCGCGCAGTGGCATTCTCGGCGCCGTAGAGCGCCGCAATGGCGCGGCCCAATTCATCCAGGCTGCGATATTCGACGGTGCGGCCTTCGAAGGTCACGCGCGTGACGCCGCCAGTGAAGGCAGCGACAAGCACGGCGGCGCGGCTGCCCGCAGGCTGCGCCAATGCCCAAGCGAGGGTTGCGGGATCCAAGGCTGATCAGCCGCCCGCGGCGCGCGAGAGGGCACGCAAGATCGGCAGGATCTGCGCGCCACCCGCGCCAAGCGCGATAAGCACCGCGACGATGCCCCATATCGCGCCTTCAATCCGGCGTGACTGCTTACGCAGGCCACAGATCTCCGCGCGCACCGCTGTGTAGCGCTCGGCGCAGCGCTCGACATGCAGCGACAGATCCTCGCGCTCGCGCGCGTGGAGTTCCCCGTTACTCATGATTTCCTCCCGAAAGTAATCAGCGCAACCAACCGCCACGCGGCGCCAGCCAGCCGGGCCGGCGCATCATTGGCGGTGTTTCAGGGTTTGGCGCCGCAACCGGCGCGGCAGTTTGGACGGCTTGGCTCTCCACCGGCGCATTCGCGATATCCTCGCGCAGCCTGTGCCAGAACCTCTCCCCATACCGATCGGCGCCCAGCAACCACAGCGCCGCGCGCGCGAGCACCGCGCAATCCAGCGCCTCATTCCTGTCCCGCAGCTTTGCCCATTCCTGGCGCACAAAGCCGCGCCGATCCTTCACCTGATGCAGCTGCTCCGCCACCAACTGCTTGACCCATTCAACCTCAATCCCCTGCGGCAAATGCACCCAGCCGGGTGGGAATTCCGCTGCCTCGCCACGCCCGAGCCAAAGCCGACGATAGAGATCAACCTTCCAGGTCGAAACCGATACCGTCCAAAGCTTCAAGCCGCGCCGCAGCTTCCGCCCATCCACCAGCGCATCCACCGGCGTTGGGCCTTGCACCGGCTGCGCGCGATTCCAACCATCAACCCCCTTGGTCGGTGCAATGCGCGGATCGCGCAGCCGGCGCAGATGGCCATAGACCGCCGCCGTATCGCGCCCACCGGTATCAACGCAGGCCTTGGCAATGCGGATCGCGCCGCCATTCGCCCGTGGCCAATCGCGCGCCAGTAATTCCGCCAACGCATCCCAGGGCGCCCGTTCACGCGGGCTGCCGGCAATAACAATGTGATCCACCAACCAGGAGGAATAACCCTCCACCCAGGCCCAGACATCACATTCCAGCCGGTCATCCTGCACATCAATGCCAGCCGTCAGCACCAGCGCGTCCTGCGCCACCACGCCAAGGCGGAAATCCTCGCGCCGTTCCACCAGGCGTTCCCAATCCGGCGCCTCACCACGATCCTGCCAGGTCTCGCCCAGCACCGTGTTGCGGAAGGTTTTGAGATCCTCGGCCTTGCCCTGCGCGGCTTCCCAATCACGCGCGATCTGTTCCCAGGACAACCAGCCGACCGGCGAGTAAAGCGCCGAGATGTGAAAGCCGATCGTATGCGGGTTTTCCGCCGATGCAGTCGGCCGCCATTCGCCGACGGCGAGCATGGCGGTCTTGTGGTGTTCCTCAATCGGCGCGTCACATTCCTCGCAATGGTAGCGCACGCTGCGCGGATCGCCCTTTTCCCAGATCAGGCGCTCGAATTTCAGCCATTGCATCGCGTTGCAGTGCGGACAGGGCAGGAAATAGCGCCGCTGGTCTGAGGCAGCGTATTCCCTTTCAATCCGGCTGCGCCCGGCGATGGTCGGCGTTGAGACTAGAAACGCCTTCCTGCGCCAACCAAAAGTGCGCGCCCGAGCCTCGGCCAAGGCAATCGGATCGCCTTCGCCTTCAATGTCACCGGGATATGCATCCACCTCGTCCAGAAACAGAAACCTTGCTGGCATGGAGCGCAGCCCAACCGCACTATTGGCGCCGGTCAGCACGAGAATGCCGCCGGGGAATTCCTTGGACAGCATCGTATTGCCGCTGTCTCGCGCGCGGGCGGGTGCTACGCGTTCCCGCAGCGCGGGCGTTTCCTCAAGCAATGGGTCAATGCGCTGGCGCGAGAAACGCTTGGCCAATTCCACAGTGGGCTGCACGGCCAGCACCGGTGCTGGCACATGATGCAGGATATAGCCGAGCCAATTATTGCCGGCCTCGGTCGCGCCCACCTGCGCTCCCTTCATGAATACAATCCGCCGCGCCGGATGCACCGCCGACAACGCATCCATCACATCGCGGAGATAGGGCGTGCGGCTCGTGCGCCAGGGGCCGGGTTCCGAGGATGCACGGCTGCCCAGGATGCGGTGTTGCTCAGCCCATGCCGAGACAGTGAGTTGCGGCGGTGGGCGCAGCATGGCCCCGGCACGGCGGCGCACATGCTCACGCGTGCCGCTCTCGCTCGCCGCCGATGCCGGGAGGGTCGAAGCGATCGGAAGCCTCCGTCAGAAGCTCATTGATATGTTGCTGCAGGATGGTTTGCAGCAGATGGGGCTCGACGCCGAGTTCGGCGGCAATCACGCCCGCGACACGTGCGGGCCAATTCAGCAGCGCGTCGCGCATGGTGCTGGCGATTTCATCAATCGTCGCATTGGCGGTCGCGACATCCAGCAGCCGGCCCTTGCTTTCATCGAGCGCCAGGCGCTGGGCTTCGACCTTCAGGGCGAGTTGCGCGACTTTCAGCCGAGCGAAGGGCGTGCCCTCGGCCGCCGTGCTGCCGCTAAGCGGGGAACGCTGCGGGTCCGAGGTTTCCAGCAGCCGGGCGCGCGTCTTGGCGATGTCCCATTGGCCGTCCGGTTCGCGTGTGATGCGGCCGGAGCGTTCGGCCTTGTGCATGGTGGTGTCGCTGACGCCAAGGCGTCGTGCTGCTTCACGCGTGGAGGATGTCAGTTCAGCCATGGCGGCGACCTCCCGCCGCGCGTTGGTGAGGGTTCAGAAGCGTCAGTGAGTGGCGCGCTGCCGCGCTGCGTGGAATGCGGTGAGGGCTGCTCGCCAGTCGGCGTCATGAGCAGCGCCGATGCGCTGCAGGGGTTCGAGCGTCACGTTCTTCCGGCTGTAGTACTTGCCCCACATGCGCGCGAGCCACCCGGAAAGCCCCTGCGCAGCAAGGGCGTCGCTGGCGGTCACTATCTCTGCCTCGCTTGGCTCGGTGCGGCCCAGGGAAACATGCCGGCCATCCGTGCCCAGCACGATCCATCGAGTTTCAGTTTCTGCTTGCATTGTCACGCTCCGTCTTGCGTGACGGACGCTTCGCGCTGTGTTTCGTGCGAGCCAAGGCAATAAAGCGCCAGGGATCGCGATGATCCCTGGGCTATGCGCTGATAATCCAAGCTGTGGCTGCGCCGCGTCACTCGGCGACGCGGTAGACGGTGTAGGAGCCTTTCGCGCCCTGCTTGTTCGGGCCGACCTGGCGGATGCGTTCCGCAATCTCCACCGTGATGCCCTGCCGCTTCTTCAACCCGGCGAAAAACCCGCGCACCGTATGCTGCGCCCAGCCTGTCGCCTCGGCGATTTGCGCTACCGTCGCGCCCTCAGGGCGGCGGAGCATCGCCAGCACCACTTCCTGCTTCGTGCCCTCGCGCGGCTTGCGTGGCGCGCCCGTGGCGCGTGTGCCGCGCCGTGTCAGAGCTTTGCGCAGCATGTCCATCGCGCGCGTGACGGGGTCTTTGTCAGCATTGCCGGGCGGCGTTTCCTCCCAGGCTGCGAGCAAGCGCTCGGCGGCTTCGCGTAGGTTCACGCTGCCCATGTTGGGCGCCTCGGGCGCGGCCTGGGCGGGTTGTTCTGCCACCGCGTCGTCCGGCTGCGGTGCGTTGTCTTCCCCGTCCTGTGCCGCCGGCTCGGGCGCCGCGCGCCCTTCATTCGGGTCAATGCCAATCGCGCGCAGCCCTTCATCCGTCACCTGGATCAGGATCGGCGTGCCATCCCCATCCTTGCGCCACACCATCGCCAATTGATCGCGCGGCGCGGCAACCTCAATCAGCAGGCGGCTCTTGATCAGGCTATTCACCACCGCGCGGCAGGCAGCGACTGGCAAATGCTTCGGCGCAACCGCCAGCAATTGCGGGTGCTGCGCGCCATGGCTCAATACAATCCGCTGCGTGTCTGAAAGTTTCATCGTCTCGGTCTCCGGTTGTGGGCGCCGACCATCGGCCCCTACTGCCGGGAGCCCCGCGGGCGGACCCTGCGGGGCAGTGCGGCGCCGCGTCGCGGCGTGCGTTGCGTCAGTCCTGCGCTTCGGCGGCGATGCCTTCGTTGATCACGAAGCCCGTCAGGTAGGGGAGGCCGGCGGGGATGCCGGTTTCGCGGCTGGTGCGCTGTGTGATGCGCCAGCCCATCCACTCCGCGGTGGTCTTTGCGATGGCGTCGGCAAGGCTCGCGCCGTAATGCATCTGGCTATTCACCCCGTCCGCGAAGTGGCGTCCGTAGCGGCTGTCGAGGAAGGCGCGGACCGAGGCGGGATCCGTGCTGGTCGCGTCATGGATCGCGGTGAAGGCAATCGGCCAGGCAGGCGCGGCGTGTTCGCGCATGGTGCCCCAGAAACCCCAGTCTTGGTTTTCGGTGGGAAGGATCTTGCTCATCTGTTTGTCTCCGTCATCGGCGGGGGAAATCCCCTGCGCGTGACAGACCATTCGCGCTGTGATGGGGGCTGAGCCAAGCGAAATAGAGCGTTATTTCATTGCTTTGTTTGAGGTGAATTGATCATGATGTGAGGGCCAAATGGCAGCACCATTCGGCCCTCGCTTTTTCTTATCGGCTGCTCTTTTTGCTGCGCTTCGCGGCGGCTTGGCCGGCGGCGTAGGCTTCTGCGAGTGAATTTCGGATCGACCAGACGGCGACATCGTGAAAATCGAGCGCGTCGCGGTTTCTGGTTTCCAGCGTTTCAACCGAGGGCATGTGCCGCTTGGCGATTTCGAGGAAAAGCTGGGCGGTGTCGGTGGTATCGTTCATCTTGGTCTCCTTGCTGTGGCGCTGGGGAGTTTCCCTGCGCCTGAGGGACCATTCGCGCTGTAGCGGGGGGCGAGCCAAGCGAGATTGAGCGTTATTTCGTTGCTATGATTGGGGAGTTGCAATCATGATCTATTGATCGCGCGTGCTGCAGTGATATCAGCAAAAGTACGATCTTCGCCATCCAGCACGGCCGCTTGTCCCGTTTCCTCCTGCCAGCGCTGCACAATCACATCGCAATAAGCTGGATCAATCTCCAGCAGCACCGCGCGCCGCCCGGTGCGCTCGGCCGCGATCATCGTCGTGCCTGACCCGCCAAAGCAATCCAGCACTGTATCGCGCGGCTTGCTGCTGTTGCGGATGGCACGCTCGACCAGCGCCACCGGCTTCATGGTCGGGTGCAGATCGTTTCTGGCAGGTTTGTCAAAATACCAGACATTCCCCTGGTCGCGCGCGCCGCACCAGTAATGCTGCGCGCCGGCCTTCCAACCATAGAGCATCGCTTCGAATTGCTGATGGTAGTCTGCGCGTCCAAGCGCAAAAGTGTTCTTGGCCCAGATGATCGTGCTGGACCACTTGCCACCCGCCTCCTGCCAGGCGCGATGCAGCGTCGGCCACTCGGAAGACGACATGCAAACATAGCTGGCGCCCTTGGTGACCGAGAGAAGGTTCGTCAGCGCCGGGCGCAGGAAATCCAGAAACCCCTTGCCCAGCGCGTCATTTGCGATGGTCATCTTGGCCGCCGTGCCGCCCTCGTAAGCAACATTATAGGGCGGATCTAGAAAGGCCATGTCCGCGAGATGCCCATCGCCAAGGGCGCGCTGCACATCGGCAAGCTTGGTCGCATCACCGCAGAGCAGCCGATGGTCACCGCAGCGCCAGAGATCGCCTTCGCGCGTGATGGGATTGACAGGCAGCGGCGGGGCTTCGTCAGCGTCTTCGCCATCAAGTCCCGCATCCGCAGCCGCCAGCAGCCGGTCCAATTCCATGCCGGAGAAGCCAAGCACATCGAGATCCACCGAGGCATCATCACGGATGCGCGCGATTTCCGCCGCCAGCAGTGCCTCGTCCCAACCGGAATTCAGCGCGATCTGATTATCTGCGAGCCGCAACGCACGCGCCTGGGGTTCGGTGAGATGCGCCAGTCGAATGGCCGGGACAGATGCCATGCCCAGCCGCTTAGCCGCCATGACGCGGCCGTGGCCAGCGACCAGGACACCAGCGCCATCCACCAGCACCGGATTCACAAAGCCGAATTCGGCGATGGAGGCAGCAATCTGCGCCACCTGCGCTGGGGAATGCGTGCGCGCATTCTCGGCATAGGGCACCAGTGCAGCGACTGGCAGCGAGATTACGGCAAGGTCAGGCTGCATCGGAAAGTACCCCTTCGCGTGCGGCCGCAATGGCATCGAAATCGCGCCCATCGCCCACCAGCGTCACCGGCTGATCAGGGAAAAGCATCCGCCAACGCGCAATCGCCAAATCCACATAGGCGGGCGCCAATTCAATGCCGCGCACAACGCGGCCCGTGCGTTCCCCGGCAATCAGCGTCGTGCCGCTGCCCGCGAAGGGCTCAAACACCACCTCGCCAGCATCGGTATAGGCGCGCATCAGGAAGTCTGGCAGCGCGACCGGAAACACCGCCGGATGCTCGGTCTCAATCCCACGCCCCTTGTGGCGCGTGATGCGCAGCACCGCGTCGGGAATGCGCATGTCCTGCACGGGTTGGCCGATGTGTGTGTACGCCTTCACCTCGCCATCCGCGGCGCGCAGCCCGCTGCCCTTATTCGGCGTGCCGGCCCATTTGCAGGGGATGATCTTGTTCGCCTGCCGCGCCGTGCGGTTGAAGTGAAACACCAACTCGAACGCGGGCGCCAAACGACCGTTCCAATCGCCCGGCAATCCCGGCCCCTGGTCCCAGGTATAGAGCCCAAAGCGACGCCAGCCGCGTGCGCGCATCCATTCCAGCCAGCCTTCCCAATAGGGCTGCCATTCATTCTCGCGATGGATCAGGCCGAGATTAATCAGCGCCTGGCCATCCGGCCGCAGCGCCGCGTCCAGATGCTGAAACACGCCCTGCATCAGCGCATCCCAATCCGTCACACCGCCGGTGGTGTAGGCGCGTTGGTTGCCATAGGGCGGGCTGGTAAACAGCATCGCTGCGCGTTCGGTTTCCATCACGCGCGCGACCGCCGCCGCGTCGGTGCTATCGCCACACAGCAGCCGATGCGCGCCCAGCAGCCACAAATCACCGGGGCGCGAGACCGCCTGGCGTGGTGCCTCGGGCTCGGCATCGGCGGGATCGTCGGCATCATCGCCAATCGCAGGCGTAGCAGGGTTCTCGGCGGTGTCTGCGGGCAGGGCCTCGGGCGCATCGCCGTCGGACACGGCCTCTCCA